TTCTAACTTGGTCTTCCAAATTTGCGTAGGCTTCAACAGAAGATTTTAATACACTAACTGCTGTACCTGCTCCTATACCAACTCCAACAGTTGCCAATGCTCCTTGAACTCCACTGAAAGAATTTTTTATTTTACCAGCTATGCCACCAACTTTATCTTTCAATGTTCCCAATGAACTTCCAGCCTTTTGTGCTACATTAGTAAATTTATCTTTCAATTCAAGCAATGCGCTCAATTTATACTCACTCATTCTCTAATCCACCTCCAATCATAAAAAACATAAACAACAACTCCGAATTACTTAATTCCCTTAGACTTTGCAGACTATGTCCACAATTTAAATAGTGAGCGACTGTTTTTGCTTTCCAGTCGCCCTTAATTAGTTTTTTATTTCTTCAACCACTTCTTCAACAGTAAATTTTTCATTCCAGCCAGCCTTTTTCATAAGTAATTCTGAAATATTTACTATGGTAGATTGGCTTAGTGTTTTTGATACAACTTCAATTGGATTCATTTGGCACCCCAATTTAGTAATCAATTTTTCATCTTTAAATATTTTTCCTGCAGTATAAATTAATTCACTGTCTTTGTCTGTACTATTACTGGATAAAATATCCAGTATTTCCATTCTGTTCAATACTTCTAATTCTAAAACAGCTCCATTCAATTCTTCAACTTTAACTTTTACTGTATCTTTTTTTTCTATTTTTTTGCTGTTTTCCAACAACATTTCTACTGTTATATTTTTCATCCCATACCTACCTTTTCTTATCTTATTGCGTTTTCATATCTAACATCGCTAGGAGTAAATCCGAAAGGAATTTCTTCTTCCACAATTTCTCCTCTTTCAAATTTTGAAAGCTCAATCGAATTTAACCAAACATTATCAATCGATACCCGTTCTTCTTGTCCACGTAAACTATCAGGATCTTTTATAGATGTGACTATTCTACTTCTCACATCTTTTCCTTTTACCCAATTTTCAAGTATTTTTTTCCCACGAGTATAAACTTTAAAAACTTTTATAGTTCCTTCACCTTTCAGTCCAGTTATTTTACTGTCAACAGAAATCCCCAGCTGTACATCTTTTCTTTCCGCCGTAATTTTAGCCTCTACAGATTTTAACTCCGCTACTTTTTCATTATCAAGCCACAATTCCCCATAAGCTCCTGTTATTGTTCTATTTCCTCTTATATTTTCCGACATTTTATCAACTCCTTTTCATTACATTGTCATTGTTAAGCTAAGTGAAGCCATAGTGTCTACAAATCTTACATCTCCAGTTAAATAAACCTCATCACCAGTAGGGTACTGTAAAATTTCTAAATCCGTCATACCATCTGTTTCCAAACCATCTATAATGATTGCCCTTTTCTGTGCTTCAATATCAATTTCTACTTTATTGTCATAATCTCCATTCAATACATTTGGTGACATTTCTTTAAAATATACTTTCGTTATATTTGAACAAAAATTCATTTTATTATCATAATCACTGATATAATTTCCAATCCAATATTTTTTGAATGTGTCCCTTATATCATCCACAATAAAGCACATACCCTCAACGACTTTAATTTTTCTTGTATCTTTTTTCCAAGTACTGTTAAATGTAGTTTTAGAGTTAACACCATAATTTACCCTAACTATATCTTCATCCATATACAAGCTAAATTTACCAATTTTAGGTTCATAATCTTCAACTTCTTTCAAATCATTCATGATGTGATTATCAGCACTACGGTTTAATGGCATACCTGCAATAAGCCCTGCAATAGCTGCTGTATATTCCTGTGCTGTAAAATCTCCATAAATAGACTTATATGTTCCACCATTTGCAAGTTCTACAATAGCTACATGATCTGTTTTATTCGCATAGCTTGATACATATTTTATAGTTTTACCAATTGGACCAGTATTCCCAAATTGTTGTTTTACCCAATTTACAACCGTTTGGTCTTCTGTTTCTAATGCTTTTGGATAAGCTAACCAGTTGAACTTTCGCATTTCTAAATCCTTTAATACTTTGCTTGTATCTTCTCCACTTTGTATAACTCTGATTAATATTTTAAATGCTCCATAATGCATAGCTAAATTAATGTATTTAATATTATCTTTATCCCATTTTTCAGTTTCAACATCGGCTATAGTTTTAAAAGTGTACCATTTTTCAGTAGCTTTTGTATCTTGTAAAATCAAACAAACAGTACCTCTTTCACTTCTTTGAATAGCTGTCGTTGCTAATGTTTTAAACGCAATACTAATGCTTGGACTCGCATTAATTTGTCCGACTATTGCCATTTTATCACTCTCCTATTTCTTTAATTTCATTTTTAAATTTCTCATTATCTTGTAATTAAATGGAACTCCGTTTTTATCAAATAGTGATAATTTTTTAAACACCTCATCACTAATCAAATCATTATTCTCATCAAATAATGATACTCTATTACCTTTTTCATCAAATAGATCTAATTTTTTTAGCAATTCATATTCCGTTAATTCAGTATCCCCATTCAATATTTCTTTTATTGTTTCAATACTATTGTCAAAAGTTCTTAAATCAGTCCCATACACATCAAATAAATCTAAATCGAAAATGTAATGACCTAGACCATCTACCATTTTTGTATGCTCATTTTTTAAAGTTAGACATCTATCTTTAACTTTTAAAATCTTATTACCTTTAGTTTCAAACATATTATCCAACTCATCAAGTGCTTTATAAACTTCCATTGTATTATTTTCATCATTTTCAGGAATATACATAATATCTACGCTAATAAATATTCGCTTTTTATAATTTGCAAAAAACTCATTTTTGTAGTCAATTACTTGGATATAATAGCACGGTCTAGTCAAAACATTTATATTATCAATTCCAACTTCTTTATCTGTAAAATCGTATATTTTTTTGCTCAGGGCTTTTATAAAATCCATAAATTCCATTATTATTCAAACTCCGCTTTTATTGTTGACCCTATTTCATCTTTAAATATAGGTTCTAATTTTTCTATTGTTTTCTTTAACATAAACACACCAGGTACTACTTCACCTGTATCTTTACCAAAATACACTGCTCTATGTCCATATTCAACATGGTTTACATACTCCACATTGTTATAAACCATCTGTTTGAAACTTCCACCATTTTCCCTATGCCAACCCATTCTTAATTGACCAGTATCCACAGGTGTTTCTTCTTTCACTTCTTTTATTGTTTCCTCAGCAATTTGTTTAAGCGTTGCTCCAACTTTTTGTGGAGTATCAGTAGCTAAAGTTTCTAATTTTTTTGCCAGTTTTTCCCAGTCACCGCTAAGTTTCATTTTTTTCCACCTCCTCTACCGATATTTCCTGATGTTCCAAAAAATCAGTGTACTTTATAGGTTTATTAGCTTTAAATTTATATTTTATCCCACCTTTACTTACCACCAAAATATCATTCTGCTTTATTTCCACATCATTACTAACAAATATCTTATACGAATTTTTAGAACTATTTATAACTCCAGTCTCAGTAGCTCTTAAAATTCCAGCACTCAACTGGCACTTAACATTTGTATAAACGACTTCCCAACCCTGAACTATCAAACGAAATTCAGTCTTTGTTTTTGTATTTCTTCTAACTTCTTCTATCACATCGGTATCNCTCTCAGTAGCTCTTAAAATTCCAGCACTCAACTGACACTTAACATTTGTATAAACGACTTCCCAACCTTGAACTGTCAAACCGAATTCAGTCTTTGTTTTCGTATTTCTTTTAACTTCTTCTATCACATCGGTATCAAAAAAATCTTCAAACATCACATACCACCTTTATTTTATAACTCCAAGTTTTCTAAAACGATTCAAACTTTTTCTAAATTCCATATCATCGTTTAACTCAGTTACAAATTCAACTTGCCTATCTCCACTTTTCATAGATTTTATATTTCTATTTTTATCAAAATTATATTTAAAAATATATTTTGTTATAGGAGTTATCAATTCTCTTGGGAAGTCTTCTCGGTTCATATAGTTAATACTATCTTGAACAATGCTCTCAATAGCAAATTTAGTCTTTGCTTCATTTGGTGTTACATCAGAAATAATTTTTATTTTTTCATAAATTTCATCAATTAATTCAGTCATTTCTATTACCTCTTAAAAATAGAAAAAGTATGGCATTTAACCATACTTTTTTACTACGCTTCAATTGCAACCAAACCTTTTGCCTTATTATTCAACACAAAACAGTCATAATAAAATCTACCTAAAAATAAAGTCCCTGAATAATTTTCAGAATCTGTAACCACTCTGTATTCAGCCAATTTCACTGGAGCTACTGTCGCTGAATTATGTCCGACTAAACAAGCATATTTTTTAGTAGTTGATGGTGTTCCAGTTTTAGCTTCCATC